AATTCAAATTGTTATTAATGAAACTAACAAATAGCGGGGCAATACCCCGAGGACAATCAAAAGATATAATGATGGATCTGTTAGAGATGGGCTTCTGATCGGGAAGATGCATCATTAGGCAAGTTAGCCATATTAGCCATTTGAAAATCCATAATGGATGAGATTGCTTTTTTTTATTTTTATAGGGAGGGGGGGGTAAAAATAATCTACGCTAATATGGCTATCTAACCTAATGATCCATATCCCCGATATTTAGAAAAATTATAATATATTGAGAATATATATGTCAGGAGGCTTTTCACCAAAGGTTGCTAACCCATTCGGCTTTAGAACGCAGACGCAGAGCGGAAGTATGCAGATGCCCTTTTTCTTCGGGGGATCGCAAGTTCCAACGGATTTATTTTTAGCAAGAAGAAGTTTTAGCGGTTCAGGATTATCCCCGCAAATATTCCAAGCCAAAAAAGGAACAGAAGTAATTAGACGAGGCACAACTGTAATACCCCGACATTTGCCATTTAGTTAAAATAAAAATCTCTTCTTAATTATATATGAAGATCTTGGTGCTTAATCAAAAGAATTTAGTGCCTGACGGGCAAAATAACAAACTGGTATATTCTTTCCCCAACTCCGTCCAGTTCAAAGATTGCTATATAGCCGTATCATCTGTTAGTATGTATTACTCTTGGTTTAATATTACATCACAATATTTTAATAACACTTTCACTTATGACTGGACGCAAGCGGGCGTTACTACTACATATACAGTAACTATTCCCGACGGCTTATATGAGATAAGCACTATCAACGATTTTCTGCAATATGAAATGATACAGAATGGAACTTATTTAATTAATTCAGCGGGAAATAATGTATATTTTGCAGAGTTCATTTTAAACCCGCCCCGTTATGCAGTCCAATTAAATACTTATTTAGTGCCGACCAGTTTCGCAACTTATACCATCCCGACAAGTATAACGACTGGATTACCACTCGCCCCGCCAACGCTTTCATTTAACCCCGTTATAACTACCCCTCTAAATTTTTGTAATATTGTTGGTTTCGTATCAACATTTGTGAGTAATTCAAATATAAATAACGCAGACCCTAATCCCGCAACAGCATATGTAAATAAATTACCAAACGGGACATTTTCGTATATATCCACAGTCGCACCACAATTACAGCCAAACTCGGCACTTCTCTTTAGTCTGTCAAATATAGACAACAAATACGCCCAACCGACGAGTATTATCTACTCGCTTGTTCCAGCAGTTGCAGTAGGAGAAATAATAAGTGAAAAGCCCCCGCAATTTATGTGGAATAGACTAATAGATGGAACATATAATCAACTACGATTGTCCCTACTTGGAACGGATTTAGCACCAATAAAAATAAATGACCCGAATATGACATTCCTTTTGACAATTCGGGATAAAGATGATTTAGGAATTCCCGCTGGAAAATAATCTTTGGCTATATAAATGAATAATGACATCAGCGAACAGTATTTAGACAAATTCTACGACGATATTCACAAAGAACAACTCCGCCTAATGGGAGACTTTAAGAGTGGTTGTGATTTAGCAAGGGAGAAAGATATTCAACAGCAAATTACGCTAATGAATACGCTAATGATAACGGCGATGAGATTGAGGAATAAACGAAAGAAGAATTATTTAGACGCATAGAATTATTATATCAGTTAATTATATAATGGTTCACAGAGGAGGTTTAGTATATATGCCGACATCTACTGCAGGAAATGTGAGAATGATGGGAACGAGAATGGCTGGTAAAGGAATGGGGTCAGTATTATTAAGGACTGGCGGAGCAGGCGCAGGAAGTTCATATTCCAGCGTTGATGATTTTATTAATACAACGGGGTTGCCCGTTCCAACTGGTCGGGGTTTAGGCAATTTATCCAAAAAACTGGAAAGTCTAATTATTAAACCGTCTTCCAAAAAAGCCAAAAACATTAATTTTAGTCTTTAGGGAATTTTTTATCTTTGAGTAATGTATAATGTCTTGCGATAAACTGGTATTTGATCTATCTCAAGAAATTGAAGGTTCTCCTCAAGTGTTTGTGAAAAAGGATTGGCTCAATATTTTAGACAATCAAAATCAAAATTCAAATCAGTCTGTTTTGGATACATCACAATTGGCGAACAGTAATAAATATATGTCTTACCGAGAAGCCTATCTATCTATGCCTCTTTTGCTTACCCTCGTTGGTCCAGCGGGTGCTGCAGCAGCAGGATTTTCCCCCGCAACTGCCACAACAACTGCCGATTATGCTATGGGCTTGAAGTCTTGGTTCGGGCAAATGATACATTCTTTTACATTAGATATGCAGGGAACCACAATAATTCAACAAACCCCGTATATCAATATGTGGAATTCCTTCAAATTACTCACATCTATGTCTCTCGGGGATATAGCCACTCAAGGACCAACGATCGGCTTTTACCCCGATGATCCGTTGTCTTGGGGTATTTACTCAAATGCCGCAGGAGCAGCAGGTATGGGTGTTTGCAATAACCAAAACGCACCTGCAAATCTTCCCGCAACCGCAATTACAACCCGCTTGAATAATTACGAATGGTCGGGTGGAAATATTGGCTTTGTTAGACGCCAACAATACATTAACTATGATCCCGCTGCAGGTGCTGGCGATAGTGCTTATTCAACTCTTCTTACGGCAGTTTCTTGCAATCAAGTGTGGAAGTCTTATATCAGTAATGCTATCAACGGTCAAAATAATGCCAATCAAGGTGTTTTGCAAATTTCAGTCGTTGCTACTATTTTCTTGAAGCATATTCACTCATTCTTCTCTATGTGTCCTCTACTTAAGGGTGTATTTATGAAGATGACTATGAATTTGAATAACACCTCAACTTCTATGACAATTGTGGGTCAAACCTCAAATACAATAGTTTCAATAACCAATCCTTTGGGAGGTGTAAATCCTATGATGATTGCCGCAGTTGGCGCTAATCAAGGCGCAACTAATCTTGGAACTGGCGCTTATTTAGCGAATGTGTCGGTCGGCGCTGTTTGCTTGAACGGTGCTATGACATCCGTTGCAGGAGTGACGACTGGAACTCTGTCCCGTTCGGTGTATTTGTATATCCCCGCTTATACTTTCAACCCTGTCTACGAGCAGGCTTACCTGTCATCGCCAATTAAAACCATTAAATATACCGACTTGTATCAATACCAAGTTTTGAATATTGGAGCAGGAACTAATTTTAATAACCTCTTGACAAACGGCATAGCCAACATCAAGTCAGTATTATTAATTCCGTTCTTCAGTTCAACCGCATCGGCTACGGTCGGGGGGTTAGGGGTGATTTCATCTGCTACAGGTCTTCCCGTTGGAATTCCCGTTTTCCAGTCTCCTTTTGATCCTGCTGGAACTGGTTGCACCAGTCCATTAGTGCAGTTAAGTAATTTTAATATTGTGGTTTCAGGGCAAAATGCAATTTACAACCAACAGCGTTATTCATTTGAGGAATGGAACAATCAACTTTACGGCAAATTTGCTGTGAATGGTGGAATGACGGACGGACTGACTTCGGGACTTATTTCCCAACTCGGCTTTGAGATGGAATACTGCTACTACTATGTGGATGTCAGTCGTATGTTGCCAGTTGAGGAAAGCGTTCCAAAAAGTATCCAAATTGTCGGACAGAACTACTCGGGTAAGGCAATAGATCTATGGGCTATGATTGAATACGGGGTCGATATAAGCATAGACGTTCTAACGGGTTCAAGAGTATAAACACAATATTCATAAAATTGAAACAACATAAAGAGAATAGTTCATATTATAATACAATATGAACGATTTTATTCCAATTCAAAATTTTTCAAAATATATGATTAATAGAGATGGTGTCATTATTAATAAAAAAAAACAACAACTTGCAACTTTTATAGTTTCGGGGTATTATATGTTAATGTTATATGACGATAAAAAAAACCCACATCGGGTTTCAGTTCATAGATTGATCGGGTTAAATTTTATTCCAAATCCTGAAAATAAACCAGTCATAGACCATATTGACCGCAATAAGTTAAATAATACATTATCAAACTTAAGATGGGCGACAGTTCAGGAAAATAGACTTAATAGTGATGATATAACTACGCCAGACCAAAAAAAAGAATACAAGCGAAACTGGACTGCAAATTATAGAAAAAATATGGACGAAGATAAACATCAAGATATATTAGAAAAACGACGAGAAACATTTGACAATTCTAAACAACAAGAATATACGCAACGCCCTGAAGTAAAAGAGCGACGATTAGCAGACCAACAAAGAAAGAGAAATACCGTTAAATTATTCACTACATTAGCCTTTCATTAATAATGAGATAATATGAAAAATATGTCATTATTTAATTTTTTATCTCGGGGTAATGTATAATGTCTTTAGTAAGAATTGGTGTATCCCCGACGCAATTAAGCAAACTACGCAAAGGACATAATGTTCGGGTAAAGTCTGCCCCAGAAGGAGAAGGATTTGATTTAATAATCCATCCTGATAGATACAGCCCTGTAACCCGAGCCTTTGCAAAAGGTAGCGGTTTTCAAATGAAATTATCCCCCGAAGAATTAAAGGCTAATTTAGACGCTGTTCCGCATTTAGCGGGACGGGGTATTTATGACACAGCCAAAGCCATTTATCGCAAACATAGTGGATTAATTCACAAGGTTGCAGCCCCGATTTTGAAGGCTGGCGCAAAGGGGGCTTTAGCCGCAGGGGCTACGGCTTTAGGAGTAGCGCAACCCGAACTGTTGCCGTTTATTGCACCTGGAGCAATTGGCTTGAATGCGGGTATAGACCACTTCTTTGATAGACACCAGTCAAATGTTGGCGGATCAAAAGCCCCCTCTGCATCTTCGCTATTAGGGCAAGTTCAACAACATCATTTATACGACCAGATGAACGAACAACTCGGCACACATTACGGGGCTTTAGGTAAAGCCAATCTGGGTAATGCTGCAGCGCATTTGGAACGAGCCAGTCTTCCAGTCCCTGCAGGACAAGTCCCGAGTAGTTCAGCCGCAAGATCCCTTGCAAGCGAAACTATGGCTAAACACCAATTTGGTTCAGCGGGCGAAGGCTTATATAGCGGGGGCGGATTATACGCTGGAGCGGCAAGAGGCGGAATGCTTCGGGAAGTTGGAAGTGTTTGCAGAGGAGGAGGCTTTGTTAGTCACTCTACGCCACCCGCTTTGATGTCACAGCCATTTAGTGCGAATTTCCAATTCCAACATACATTACCACCAGCCTACGCAAAGTTCAGTAAAGGATCTGGCTTGTATTAAGTATTTACTATAATATTATTATCTTTAGTAATATTATGTTGTCCGACGAACAATTAAAAGACTTGTGTGGAAAAATGAATGTGCCTTTAGAGGGAGTTTATTTTAAAGACGAATTACCCCGCAAGTTAAAATACAATTGTGCCTATATAATTAATTTAGAGAATAGTGTTGATAAAGACGGCGATGAAAATGAAGGGACGCACTGGACGACTTTGCAAGTTGCCAAATACCCAAATGGCAAAATAGAGCCGATCTTTTTCTGCCCGTATGGCGCACCCCCGAGTGAAAGCGTAATTAAATTCGTCAAAGATGGTTGCGGAAAATACTT